AAAACTATCGTTCTAATTCAAAGATATGCAAGACATGCCCTATACAAGCGGCTTGTGCTTCTGCAGGTTCTGGAGAGATAAAAATTAAGTCTCTGGAGCCTTTAAATGAAGAACAAACATTGTAATTGGTGCGATAGTCAATTTAAGACAGCACTGTCTTATCAAATATACTGCTCTGCTGAATGCAGAGAGCAAGCAACTAGAGAAAAGATTGCTCAGAAATATTTAAAAGACAAAGTTAAAAAACGTATGGGCAAGGTTAGATTATGCAAGACTTGCAACAAACAATTGTCTATGTATACTGAGGAAACTATTTGTCAAATATGCGAGGTAAATCCAGATGAAGTTAAAGACACTCTAAAAGAGATTAAGGATATTCTAAATGGTAAAACTAAATTTGACTAAAAAACCAAAAAAATTCTGTGCTATTGATGCTAGCACAAACAGTTTGGCATTCGCTATCTTTGAAGATAATCGTATCGTTGCTTGTGGAAAGATTAAATTTGAGGGTGTGTCTACATATGATAAAGTTATGGATGCAGCAAAGAAAACAAAAGCCTTTTTTGATAAGTTTGATTTTGATACCATTATTATTGAGCACACTGTGTTTATGAATAGTCCTAAAACTGCTGCTCAGTTGGCTATGGTGCAGGGAGCATTGCTTGGTGCTGCTTCTATGGCTGGGGTAAAGAAAATTGGTTCAGTATCTCCTATGACATGGCAAAACTTTATTGGTAACAAGAAACTAACTAAAGAAGAAAAGCATGAGGTTCAGAAAAAGAATCCAGGCAAATCTGTGTCTTGGTTTAAGAACGAAGAACGAAATATTCGAAAACAAAGAACTATTAACTTTATTAATATAAACTATGATAAGCACCTAGAAGATGACGATGTTGCAGATGCTTGTGCTATTGGTCATTGGGCTTTGAAGAACTGGGATAAGGCGTTTGGATACTAATGGCTAATAAGTTTTATACAAATGAAGCATGGCTAAGGAAGCGTTACCATGTAGATAAGAAAACTCCAGAGCAGATTGCTTTAGAGTGTGGCACTAGCGTAGAAACAATCTACGTTTATCTAGCCAAATTTGGATTAAGAAAGAGTAAAAGATGAAAAAAGTAAAATTAATTAAACCTCAACAAACTAAGTTTAGTAGAGAGTATCAGTTACAAATTGGGAATTTTACTATTACACAAGGTGATATCATTAAGATAGATGGAGAACACGGTGGTAAATTTAAATTTAGTGCTGTTGTAACTAATACTGAAAATGGTAAAGTTTGGGTAGATTGTTTTGACGTTCACAAAAAGTCTATGGGGGCTTATCGCTCCTACTCAATAGACAGGGTAAAACGTATACCAACAAAACGAGGAAAGCAAAAGAAAAATGTCAATTGAAGATTTAACAGTAGAGCATCTTGATGAGATGAACAAGGTTGTAGAGAAATATTTGCAAGGTGAGGAGCCTACTCAAATCTCTAAAGAACTTGCCTTACCTCGTCAAAAGGTTGTAGCCCACATTAATCAGTGGCGTGTAATGGCTTCTGACAATGCCGCTATTCGTGCTAGGGCAAAGGAAGCCTTGGTTGGTGCAGACACACACTATAACAAACTAATTAGTAAAGCATATGAAGTTATGGATGATGCTACTACTGTTGCTAATCTGGGTGCTAAGACCGCTGCAATTAAACTTGTTATGGATATTGAGAGTAAACGTATAGACATGCTACAAAAGGCTGGTCTACTTGAGAACAAAGAACTTGCAGAAGAGATGCTAGAAATTGAACGTAAGCAGGATATCCTTGTTGGTATTCTTAGAGATATTGCAAGTGAATACCCACAGATTCGTGATGAGATTATGCGTAGACTATCCTCAGTATCTAAAGAACAAGAGGTAATAACAATTGTCAATGTTCAATGATTTTCTTGAAGTACTGAAAAGTAATGTCTTTGCAGAGATGCCAGTAGACGTTAAGACATTTGTCGAAGGTGAAGACTATCTGCAGCAACCACCACTATCACAAATTCAGTACGACATCGTAGAGGCTATGAGCCAAATCTACAAGTTGGAAGAGGTCATTGAAATCCTAGGGGAAACAGAGGGTCGTAGATACTACAATAAGTATACAAAGAACGAAGTTATCCTACAACTTGGCAAGGGTTCTGGTAAAGACTTTGTATCTACAGTTGCTTGTTGCTACATCGTTTATAAATTACTTTGTCTTAAAGACCCTGCTCGTTATTTTGGAAAGCCTACTGGTGACGCTATTGATATTATCAACATTGCGATTAACGCACAACAGGCTAAAAACGTTTTCTTTAAAGGCTTTAAGAATAAGATTGAACGCTCTCCATGGTTTGCTGGAAAGTATTATGCAAAGGTAGACAGTATTGAATTTAATAATGCTATCACTGTTTACTCTGGTCACTCTGAACGTGAGTCTCACGAAGGTCTTAACCTTATCCTTGCGGTATTGGATGAGATTTCTGGATTTGCTAGTGAGAATAGTACTGGCAATGACCAAGGAAAAACTGCTGACAATATTTATAAAGCCTTTCGTGCTTCCGTAGACTCTCGTTTTCCTGACCTTGGCAAGGTAGCATTGCTATCATTTCCTCGTTATCCTGGAGACTTTATCTCTCAAAGATACGATGCAGTTATTGCAGATAAAGAAGTGGTGACAAAGAAACATAAGTTTGTTATGAATCCAGAACTACCAGAAGACACAGAAGGAAATACACTAGAAATTGAGTGGGATGAAGATAACATTTTGGCATACAAGTTTCCTGGAATGTTTGCTATCAAAAGACCTACATGGGTGGTAAATCCTACTCGCAAAATTGATGATTTTAAGTTAGCGTTTTATACAGACCTTGGAGATGCCATGATGCGTTTTGCTTGTGTTCCCACCTATGCTTCCGATGCTTTCTTCAAGCAACAGGAAAAGGTTCGTGCAACAATGACGATAACAAACCCTATTGATTCTAATAAAAGATTTATGGATTCATTCAAGCCAGACCCAGATAAAAAATATTTTGTCCATGCTGACCTTGCACAAAAACATGACAAGTGTGCTGTGGCTATTGCTCACGTTGAGAAATGGGTAAATGTCCAGGTAGTTAAAGATTACGCACAAGTAATGCCTATTGTAGTGGTAGATGCAGTAGTATATTGGGAGCCAAGAATTGAAGGTCCTGTCAATCTTTCAGAAGTAAAACAGTGGATTCAAAATTTACGCAGAATAGGATTTGATTTAGGCATGGTATCCTTTGACCGCTGGCAATCCTTTGACATACAAAACGAACTGAAGTCTGTTGGTATAAAGACTGAGACTGTATCTGTTGCTAAAAAACACTATGAGGATATGGCTATGCTTGTATATGAAGAACGCCTTGCTATGCCAGCCATAGAGTTACTATTTGAAGAATTAACAGAGTTAAAAATTATGAGGGGTAACAAGGTAGACCACCCTAGAAAGTCTTCTAAAGACCTTGCAGACGCTGTTTGTGGTGCTATTTTTGGTGCTATATCACATACAGTAAAAGATAATAATCAGATGGTTGAAATTCATACATTCCGTGATAAAAAGAAAGTCGAAGACATGCATGAATGGGACAAGACTACAATTATTGAAAAGAATAGACCGAATCAAAAAGACTTAGATGCATACTTCAAACAGTTTAATATAAACATAATGTAATGATATAATTAAACTATGGAGCATAATGGCTAAAAACGTAAAACCGTTTCATCATCGTGAAAGTGAACATTTACGTTTGCGAAGACCCAGAAACTTGTTGCGTAGTCAGAAAAAAATGAGTATTGGAAGATACGAAGCCCAAAGTCGTATGGCTCCAAGTAAGCAAAATCAAAATTTATCTTATGAATGAATGGTATAATATTCTTGTCAGGCACTTCTGACAGAGGAGACCCCATGAAAAACCCTATTAAAATTGCAGCATCTTTACTACTATCATTTATGTTTATGATTTCTGCACCAATGGCTTTTGCAAACACTACCAATGAGTATAATCAAAAGGTAGCAGAGGCACAGGCAAAGATTAATGATTTAAAAAATCAATTAGATAATGCTCAGGCAAATCTTGACAGTTGGATGAACTCGTCTAACGAGCAAGCAAATCTAATTAACAATGCTCAGTCAGCAGCAACTCAGGCAAAAGATGCATTAGAGCAAGCCGCTAATAATTACGCACTTACCAAGAACAATTATGATTCTTGGTATAATGAGGTTGCCATTGCAGAACAAAAAGTCGCAAATGCAGTTAATGAAGTTCATACTGCTGCAGACATGGTAGATACTACATATAATAATTATCTTTTGGCACAAAACAATGCAGATAATGCTCAAATTCAAATGAGTCAGGCACAAATCGATTATGATACTAAATTAATCAATGATGGAGGTAACGGTAAAAATGCCGCTGGCTTAGTCGTTGATGTTTACACAGGCATTTCTAGTCGAGGAAACCCACCACAAAAATCAGATATTGTTTATACCAAATGTAAAACAACTACTGTAACAAACATTGATGCCAACTGGGGTGGTGGAGATATCTTTGGCTGTGGTTCTGACTATGTTATGCTTCATTACCGTGGCTACATTACTTATCCAACAACTACTAAAGTTTACTTCCAGGCTCCTGCCGATGATGGTTTTTACATGTCTATTAATGGAACTCAAATTATCAACGACTGGTCTCTAAAGGGTTGTGGAGCAAACTCAACAGGCTTATTTTCCTTCACTGGTGGAAAATCCTACGCTATTGACGCTTGGTTCTATGAATGGAATGGAGGTGCTTGCTCTAGTCTTACTTACAAGCCAATGACTTCTGGTTCATGGCAAGTAGCACCAGCATCATTCTTTACTCAGGGTGCAGTGGCAAACCTAATAAAAGACCCATCACTTCTTGTTATATTAAACAACAAGATTGCTTCTTATGTTCAAGCGGTAGCGGTAGAAGAACAGGCTAATGAAGTATATTTAAATGCAGAATATAACTATGATGGCAAATACTTAAACTATATAATGCTAAGTCAGGACTTGTCTAATAAAAATTCTACATTAAATCAATTAGAAAATCTAACAACTGATTCTGAAAATAATTGGCAAACATGTGCTGATGACAAGGCTGTAAAAGATGCAGAACTTCGTGATTTAAAAGCACAGTATAATTCTACTTTTGTTGGTATTGAAACTGCTGCATTAAGGGTAGATGATTTAGAAGCAAAACTTGCACAAGCAAAAATAGATTTAACAAACATTCCAAAGCCAACTGCGGCTGAAAAGAGAAAACCGAAGAAGGTGACACCAAAACCTATGGCTGATGGAGCATATGTGCCTAGACCTACGTTTGCCCCTATCCCAAAATAATTCCCCCAAAGGAATTTGAGGAAAATCCAATCTCAAATATTCCAGGGCTGGGGGCAGTATTCAGTGGACTGAGCGATGCTTTCAATGCATTGTCAAACATCGGTGCTGACTTACCTCCAGCGGTTCGTGAAAAGGCAGAGAAGATTGTGGTATCAGCGATTATTGTGACTCAGATTGCAACACAGGCAGCAGCAATGGCTACTCAAGCAGCAGCGGCAGCCAGTGCATCTGCATCAGGCTCTGGTAGTTCAGGTAGGAGGAAAACATAATGAAAGATTTTTTGAACGATATGATAAATCAACTATGGACTTTGTTAGGCATGTTTGTTGCATGGGTAGTCTTAGAAGGTTCAGCAAAAACAGTTGTAGGCTATTGCATTTTAGGTAGCACTGTCTTGTGGGGATTAACTTACAGACTGAGAAATCCAAAAGACAAGGAGGAAGAATAATGAGACTATTTGGTAATGTATTTATGCGTATTGTTGCTACTTTTGTTGCTTCTGCACTTGGTGTAGTTGGTGCTGGTAGCGTAGCAAGCGGTATTAGTGGTATCGAGATTCCTATTTGGTTTAGTGCTGTAATGGGCGGTATCTTAGCAGTAGCAAAGGTAGTAGAGTTACTAGCCTTAGCATTCCTTGAAGATGGCAAACTATCTCGTAATGAGATTAATGCTGCTTTCCGTCAGACTATTGCTCTTAAAGATGTAGCACAGGATGATGAGACATCTAAGCCTAAGAAATAACTTGACAAACCCCTTTCGTTAGTTTATAATAGATATAGACCTGAAAGGGGTTTTTCTATGTCAATGACTTTTGACGAATGGCTACAACATGGCTTAACACAAGGCTGGGTTGGTCCTGCTGTATGCAGTACACACGATGGCATTCCTACCACTAGAGATGAAGATTTAGAGTGGGAAACTGGAGACCCATGCATCCATGTACTAAGACTATATGAAGATGAAGCAACCAAATTGGCTGTGGAAGAAAATCATGCTCCGTCTGTGTGGCGAGCAACAAACAGTGGTTACACTGTATAATTAAATAATTGGGCATTAACTCAGTTGGCAGAGTGTTCGACTGTTAATCGTTGATTCCAGATTCGAGTTCTGGTAGCCCAGCAGAGACCAGACACGCAGACTAAGATTCGGTGGCTTAACAGAAATACTAGTAAAGACTGTTACAGATGTTGTTCCTATTTGGGTTTTTAAGGAACGTTTATCACTCAAGTGTTACGGAAGCACAGCGGTCTCCAAAACCGTTGGACAAGGTTCAATTCCTTGGAGTGGTGCGGATAGATGATGCACACTATGGAGTCACCCAGAGCACTGGGCGTGTAGCCCTCCAATGCCTATCTCTGTCAAGTAATGCACTAAGGCAGTTTATTGCAGGGAAGCCCAGCGATAACTTCGAAGAATTGCTTGAAATGCATTACGATTGCCACCTTAACTCAGCGGTAGAGTGCCATACTTGTAATATGGAGGTCAACAGTTCAAATCTGTTAGGTGGCTCTAAGTAGTAATGCTATAATAGTATTACTATGAACATTCATAGAATACATCTTGAAAGGAAGTATTAATATGCCAGAAGCAATTTATGTAGAGCCATTCCCGAAGAATAAGCGTGGAGATGGATTTAAGAACATGGCTTCATACCGAACAAATCCACACCGTGGAGTTGACTGGTCTGTAGCAGGTGGTAGCAAGATTAAGGCTATCACAGGAGGAACAGTGTTAGAAGTAGGAGAGACTAAGGTGTTGGGAAACTACCTAATCCAGTCAACCTATGACGGTCACTTTATTCTGTATGCACACTTTCAGGTTCCATCAACACTAAAACAGGGTGACAAGGTAGAGGCAGGTAAGACAATCGTTGGTCTAGTTGGAACAACAGGTACCGCATCAACTGGAAATCATTTGCACGTTACCTATGGAACTGTAAAGAACCTAATCACTGCTGATATTAGCAAACTAAATGACTTGTTTGCAGTACTTGATGCAGCACCTAAAAAGTCTGTTGCAGCCAAGGTTGTTACAGCAGTAAAGAAAGTTGTTCCTACTAAAAAGGCGTAACTAACAAGAGAAAAACTATGCCAACATATAATTTTAAATGTCCAGACTGCGAGAAGACAGCACAAGAGGTAAGACCTTTTGAAGATGCTGACAAAGAATTCCTTTGTGATGCTTGCAATACTGCAATGCATAAGGTATACTCAGTAGGAGCAATTAAATTTAATGGCGGAGGGTTTTACTCAAATGACAAATAACCTAATAGAACAAATAGACAAGAAGTGGACACTAGATACATCGCATCGTTGTGATGTTTGTGGTGCACAGGCTTATGTTCAAACTTTGGGGGTAACAGGTGATTTGCTTTTCTGTGTTCATCACTACGATAATATTATGCGTAATGAGAAGGCACAGAAAGCAATGAACCAGTTTGCTTATCAAGTAATTGATGAGCGTGAAAAATTAGATAGTTAGTTATATGGAATACTTTTTAGGTTCGGCAATTACCTTGGTGTCCTTGTTTATCTTTAATAAAATGTTAAAGAAAATAACAATTGAAAAATTAAATGTTCCTGTATTCACACAAACTGCAAAAGTAGAATTGTTGAAAAATTATTTAATTAGTATTGTTACAAAGAAGCCAGAACAAAAAACACAATCAAGAAATCACTTAAAGAAAAACTCCATGAAGGCTTTCTTTTTAGGTAAAGATGTTTACTGGATTGAGAGTGGTTTTTTATTCACAGCAAAAATAATTAACAATGAAATTGATGAGTCTACAAAAAAAAGAGTTGACACACACAGCATTGATAAGGTAGAATTAGATAAGATAAGTTTTATCGTTGATAAACTAACAGAAGGAAATAAAGATGATAGTGGCAATTCAGGGAAGTAAAACTTTTAGTGATTACAATGTATTCCTAAGAGCAATGGGTGTAGCCTTGTCTAGTCTTGATGTAGAAGACATTGAGATATTGGTTGCATCTGCTGGACCAATCAATATTAATAATATGGCTATGGAATTTGTCAATATATCTGAGCGTAGCCTAAAGGCTCGTGGCATTAGAATTAAACTAATTAAGATTCCACCAAGTTGGATTAAGGATAATATCCATAGTATTGGGTATTTTGCTTATTTTAGTAAACCAAAAGAGCCTGTGTCTGACTTGGTAGACCTTGCTGAAGCAAAAGATGTTGAGGTTGGCGTTTATCGCTACTAACAGAAAGGTGATTATGTTAATTAAATCACTAGAGAAAATGGAAGCAATTGTAGAAAACAATAAGTTTCTATCGTGGGATGGCTGGACAGTTCTAGAACTAAAAAGGTCTGACGTGGCTTGGATGAAGCCAAATGCTAAGTTCATCAATAACGCATGGTATATTGCTAATCGTTTTGATATCAATTCAGATGGCTGGAATATACCTGCTAGTTTGGTAAAGAAGAATGACAAATGAAAACTGGAAAGATGAAGGTCTTTGCGTTGGAGATGATGTCAATCTATTCTTTGACAAATATGAAGAAGACGTTGAAGTAAGAAAAGAAACAGATTCTTTGTGTGGTATTTGCCCTATGGCTAGAACTTGTTTTGCTGTTGGAGTATCCCAGAAAGCAGTTGGAGTTTGGGGTGGTGTATACTTAGATAGAGGCAAAGTGTCTAGGGAATTCAACAAGCATAAGACTAAAGAAGACTGGGGAAATACCTGGCAAAATTTAACAATAGATAGAGAGTACTAATGTATACAACAGAAATGGCAACAGCATTTAAAGCAATAGTTCCACCAAAGAATTTTGGTGTTGTTCTTTTGGAAAACAATGATTTTATTACAATTCAGATTGACCCAAAAGAACTTTTGGCGGTAGCAGAAGATGGAATAGAAGATGCAGTAAAATATATTAACGATGTGAAGAATATGCTAGAAGGATTTGGTGCAGCAGTTTTAATTGTAAGAGAAGCATTGGAAGATTAGCATGGATTTATTAAACTTAGCATTATTTAGTACCTCTTTAGTATCAATACTTGTTCTTTTATATTTACTTGTAAAATCAAATATAAGCAAAAGAAAAATACTTGCTTTATATATTCAATCAGAAATGGATAAGCATATGCTTGGACAAAAGATAGAAGAGTTGCAAAAAGAACTATCTTCAAAAGAACTTTCTGAAACAGATGGCTTTATTAAGTTTATTTCACAATCTCGTGATTGGGCATTTGAATACATAGAACAAGTTCAAAAAGTTCTAGAAGAGTTTGACAAAGAAGTAGCACCACAACTTGAATGGGCTAACACCTATGGAAGACTTGGCGGTGAAACAGTTCATACAAACACAGTAAAAGTAATTTCCGAGGCATATGATAAACTAAAATCAGTATTGCCAGAGAATACCGAAACGCCTAACAATTAGGCATTAAATAAGGAGAAATAAAATGAGTACAACTCAACTAAAGGCACTGTTCGCATCATATTTGCGTAGCATCCTATCCGCAGTAGCAGCACTATATTTGGCTGGCATTACAGAACCAGAGACTCTTGCATGGTCATTGGTTGCTGCATTGCTACCAGTTGCAACTAGAGCACTAAATCCAAAGGACAAGGCATTTGGCATTGTTCCATCTGCTGAAGTTGTTGCAGAGGTTCTAAAGGATGTCAAGGTAACAAAGGCACCAGTTAAAAAGACTGTTACAGTTAAGAAAACCGTTACAAAGAAGTAATCTTAACAAGCATTAAGGGACAGGTTGCAAGACTTGTCCTTTTTTGCTATAATAAATATGTACCTGCCAATTGGGGGTACAAAAATAACTCGCTTAAAAGGAGATGATATAAATGGTAATCTATACAGACCCATTCGCAGCACTTAGTCAGGAATTTGATAAGATGCTTGCAACACCAGGAGTACACAGAGTTGGCTCCACATACCCACCATATAACGTAATTCACTCAAAGGACAAGAATGAATGGTATCTTGAATTCGCTCTTGCAGGATTTGAGAAGGATGACGTAACCATCACAACAGACAAGAACATTCTGACTATTGCTGGTGAAACAAAAGAAGATAAAGACCTTCCAGAAGATATCCGTTATGTTTATAAGGGTATTGCTGGTCGTAAATTCACTCGTTCTTTTACTCTGCCAGAATATGCTGAAGTCGCTAACGCTGAACTAAAGCATGGCATTCTAACTATTGATTTAGTTATTGATATTCCAGAGGAAAAGAAACCTAAAACAATTACTATTAAGTAAATCGGATGTCCTGGGTATGACGATAAACTGCCTATCTAACAGATGTGGTATAATAATACAATGGAAAATTTACTAGAACAATTAAGAACGCTACTGGCAGACAACGTTGCCCTTAAATTTAAAGCACATGGATATCATTGGAATGTAGAAGGGGATGACTTCCAACAGTTCCACGAATTTTTTGAAGACATTTATTTAAATTATGATGCAGCAACAGATACTTATGCAGAGTGGCTTCGTGCATTAAGACAGTATGCACCATATAGATTAACAGATTTCTTCGACATGTCAACAGTTCCAGAGCCAGTTATTGTTGGTGACCCACAGCCTATGTTGAATGACCTTTATCTTTCTATTGAGGCACACATTGAGGCACTGGTTGCAGCAAGTGACCTTGCCAACGAAGCCAAGCAGTATGGTCTAGCAAATTTCCTTTCTGACCGTCAGACTGCATCACAAAAGTTTTGCTGGCAAATTCGTGTCAGTATGGAAAATGAAATGGAGATGGAAGGCTAATGCCTTATTCAGTAGGAGCACAAGGTTCAAATGGATGCTCAGGGTATCCAGTAGTAAAAGAAGGTGGCGAAGTAATGGGATGCCACAAGACAGAAGCAGATGCAACAGCACAGGTTCGTGCTCTATACGCTGCTGAAGCAGACAAGGCTGATGGTCCTAACAGTGTTAATCCATCGTCTACCCCAGACCCAATGTATCCAAATGTTGGAGTGAAGACACCAACGTCTATGCGTGGTGGAAAGAAAGTTAAGATTCGTAAACCAAAGATTCAATCAGGAAATGGTTCGGATGCTTCTGGTGCAGTCTATAGTAGCGGAACATCTATCAGTGCTATGTACAAAGCAGAAAGAATTGTTGAAGGAGATTATGTGATGGGACTAACAACAGAAGGTGCTGTTGTTGGTCTTGTTGAGCATGTTATGACTGAGGGTGGAGTATATGGTGTTCCAGGAACAGAATATGCTATTCAATCTACACCAGAGAATCCAGCAATGGCTGTTAGAATTTATGAGTATGAGGAAGACGAAGATAACTGGTGTCCAACAGCATACTCAATTGGAATGCTTATGTCTGATGCACAAAAAATTTCAGAACTCAATGTAGAGGTTCAAGAACCAGAAGATGACATGGAAGAGAACGACATGGAAGAAGTTTATAAAGCAGATGGATATGCTCCAACTGCTGGTATGAAGTCTGCAGCGGCTCGTGCTATTCGTTGGAAAGAGCAGGGTAAGGCTAATGGTGCAGGAACTCCTGTTGGCTGGGGTAGAGCCAGAGATATCGTAGCAGGTCGCTCAATGTCTCTTAGTGTGGTCAAACGCATGTATTCATTTTTCTCTCGTCACGAGGTAGACAAAAAGGGTAAAGACTTCAATAATACAAGTAATCCTAGCAACGGTAGAATTATGTGGGATGCGTGGGGCGGTGATTCTGGATATTCTTGGAGTCGTGCTATTGCAACTAGAGAAGCAGATAAGGCTTTGTTTGCTGATTTTGGTAAAGATTATTCAGACCAGGGACAACTGTCTAAGGCTGGTAGTGTTGGTAGCATGGTTTCTTGGAATTCTTCTGGCGGTACAGCAACAGGTAAGATTGTTAGAATTATTAGAAATGGTAAGTACAATGTTCCTAATTCAGACTTTACAGTAACAGGAACACCAGAAGACCCTGCAGCAGTTGTTAGGGTTTATCGTGATGGTAAGCCAACAGATACACTGGTAGGACACAAACTTAAGACTCTTAGAGCCAAGTAGCCCTTGACAAACACCGCAATATGCGGTAAAATATATATATGAGTAAACCTGATTGGGCTACACGCCTACAACGCACATTTAAACGTAAGTATGACCTTGGATATGAAGAAGGTTATAAAATAGGATGGGGAGAGGGATTTGAAGTGGGAAGTAAAAAAGCACTTGCAGAGCAACGTAAAGTTATGATTGCTGCCATTCAAAAAGATATTAACAAGAATAAGCAACACTATAGTCCAGGAGTCCTTGCAGGTCTTCAGGCATCAATCACAATGATTAGGAAGATGAATTAATGATTAAATCAGTTAAAATTGGTCCACAAAGATTTGAGATACTACAGCGTGACCCAAAGCATGATGGTATGCTTAGTGATGGTGCTTATGGATATACTCTTGATGCATCTAATCTAATTGTCATAGACTCTGGACTTGGCAACGGTAAGCAGCAAGTAACTCTTTTGCATGAAATTCTACACGCTATTAGAATGAATAATGATGGTATGCCAAGACCTAATAAAGAAGATGACTTTGATGCATGGGAGCATTACTTCATTGCTATGTATGAAACTGGATTGTTGTCGGTACTTAAAGACAATCCTAAGTTAGTAGAATTTTTCACAAAGTGATTACTAAGAAAGCCTTGACTTGGATTCTTGTTTATGGTATCCTAGTAATATCAACTGTTCTATGGTTTATTATAAATAACAGAACAGAAAACTGTTGGGACAATTACACCACAGAACATGAAGCAATCATTAACTGCGAGGAGTAGTAATGGAACATCTTCTAGAAATAACTTTTGATATACATCATGTTATTGCAGAATTTTTTTGGAATGCAATCTTTGCAATTGGGGTATACCTATTTTCAAAAGCAAGAACATTGAGCAAGATTCACAAGTATGTGGATAGCAAACATAATATAGAACACGAGGAGTACTAATGGAGCAAGAAATAGAACTAACCCTGCCAGTCATAGAAAAACTAATGGAACAAAGTCCATTTGAAAAGGCTGTTTCAGAAAAATACATCGAAGCAGAAGACCTTTTGCTTAGTAAACATAGAGATTACGGACCAAAAAATATTTCTGGTAGTCCAGGAGGAGCATTGAATGGACTTAGAGTACGCATACATGACAAGTTGGCTCGCATTAATAACCTTTACGACTCTGGTGCTACCCCCGAAAACGAAAGTCTTAGGGATTCTTTTATTGATATGGCAAACTACGCAATTATCGCATTACTCGTTTTAGATGGGGAGTGGGACAATGATTAAAGCACCAGAAGATATTATCATTATTAAATTAGAGAAAAAAGATACTGGACCAGAACAAACTAAGAGTGGTCTTTTAGTGCTTAGAAATGAAATGGATGAACCAAAAAACATCGGTACAGTCTATGCTGTAGGCGAAGGTAGGCAACTAAAGAGTGGTGTCCGTGTTCCAATGGATGTCAAGGTTGGAGATAAGATTATGTTTAATCCAAACGCAACTATGAAGTTTAAGCATGAAGAAGAAGATTATTTGTCATTATTTAGCGTTAGTGTTTTAGCCATTCTAGGTGACGAAGATAGTGTATAATTGAATTGTCGAACGGATAGTAATGAAAAAAGCATTAATAACAGGTATAACTGGACAGGATGGCTCTTACTTAGCAGAACTGCTACTTGAAAAGGGTTATGAGGTTCATGGTATTAAGAGACGCTCATCGTCTTTTAACACTGAAAGAGTAGATTATATTTACGAAACAAGTAAAAACTTTTACTTACATTATGGAGACCTAACTGATTCAACTAATCTTATTAGATTAATTAGTGAAATAAAGCCTGATGAAATATATAACCTTGGTGCTCAGTCCCATGTTCAGGTTTCATTTGAAACTCCAGAGTACACCGCAAATAGCGATGCTATGGGCACTCTACGCCTCCTAGAAGCCATTAGAATACTAGGTATGGAAAATACTGTACGTTTTTATCAGGCTTCTACATCCGAGATGTTTGGACTGGTTCAAGAGATTCCTCAAAAAGAAACTACACCATTCTATCCTCGTTCTCCGTATGGAGTAGCAAAATTATATGGTCATTGGATTACTAAAAACTATCGTGAAGCATATGGAATGTATGCATGTAGCGGTATTCTTTTTAACCATGAATCTCCAAGACGTGGAGAAACATTTGTTACTCGTAAGATTGTTTTAGGATTAGATGCAATATCTAAAGGCAAACAATCAGTATTAAAATTAGGTAACTTAAATGCTTTGCGAGACTGGGGTCATGCAAAAGATTTTGTTCGTGCTATGTGGCTAATGCTTCAGCAAGATACGCCAGATGACTTTGTTATTGCTACTGGAGAACAATACTCAGTCAAGCATTTTGTAGAAGAATCTGGAAAACACTTTGGAATGAACATTGTTTGGCAGGGTAGTGGACTAAATGAAATAGGTATCGATACAATTACAGGGAATACTATTATTGTTGTAGATAAAAAATATTTTAGACCAGCGGAAGTTGAAACACTTCTTGGTGATGCAACCAAGGCTAAAAATATCTTAGGATGGGTTCCAGAAATATCATTTGAAGAACTAGTAGAAGATATGTGCGTAACAGAAAGAGATTTTAATGTCATTAAATAAACTAAAATTATTTCATTATACAATGCATCAAGGAGTTTTAGATGACGTTGCTGCTATATTTGCAAATATTAAAAATATAGAAGTTAAAAGTTTTTCACCTATAAACAAGCAGCATGAAAATTATATTATAAGTCACGATAGGGCTAAGGTTCTTTGGGAAGAACATAAAGAAGATTTTTTAAATTCAGACATTTTATTCTTTTCAGATAATGGTGCATCTTTTAGACCAGTGCTAGAAAATATGAATAAAATTAAAGATACCCAAAAAATTTTTGTATGGTTAGTTCATAGATTTGATTACGCTAATTACGGTGACACTGATTTTTATAACTTGTTGCTAAAATATAAAGACGATAAAAGAATTACATTTTTATATGCAAATAATTATGAAAAAAAGTACATGAATGAAAAATTAGGAAACAATTTTCAAGATATGAAATTCTTTACTTTTTATGGCAAAAGAAATAAAAAAGATTTTAATTTAAAAAATCAAGAGGACCATAAAAATAAACTATTTGTTATGAATTATCAAAATGAAAAAGACTTTTATCCACTTTATGAAAACTTAAAACAACTTGGAATAGATTTTTATACAAGAACCTATGTTCCGAGAGAAGATTTTGCTGGTCCTTTTGACATAGAGACCTGTTCTGCCATATTACATATTCCATATATGGTTAGCACAGTTGCCCAAAGAGAGTACATGTCATTGGGAAAAACTTATATTTTGCCTACTGAAAGTTGGATAGCAAAAAACAATGTTAATTATCCATTAATATGGCATGAAGCAGGGCACGGATTATTGCAATATAGCGAATTTTATAAAGAAGAAAACAAAGATTTGTTTGTATACTTTGATGACTTATCAGAAATTCCAGAAATATTGGAAAACAAAGAATTATTAATTGAAAAAGGTAAAAAATGTTTTGAAAGAACAGAGACTGATAGACAAAACAATATTGCTCTTTTAGAAAACATAATTTTTCAGAATGAAAGGTTTGAGGTTTAAAATGATTTTACCAATGAAGTTAGATAGTAAAATTTTTGTTGCTGGTCATAATGGTTTAGTTGGGTCAGCAATTGTTCGTAAATTAAAAGAACAAGGATATACAAACATTATTACTATGCCAAAGAGCAAACTTGATTTGCGTGACCAGAAGATGGTTGCCTGGTTTTTCTCCGTGTATAAGCCAGAGTATGTATTCCTGGCTGCTGCAAAAGTTGGCGGTATTAACTACAACAAGGTAGCACCTGCAGATTTTATCTATGATAATCTACAAATTCAGAATAATGTTATTCATAATGCTAATAAGTATAATGTAACTAAATTATTATTCCTTGGCTCTGCCTGTATCTATCCTAAGATAACTCCACAACCAATAAAGGAAGAGTATCTTCTTAGTGATTACCTTGAGCCAACCAATGAGGGCTATGCTCTTGCAAAGATTGCTGGACTTAAGATGTGTAACTACTACCGCCAGCAGTACGGATTAACTGCAATCTCCCTGATACCAGCAAACCTGTATGGTGTCAATGATAATTTTAATATTGAACAGTGCCATGTCATTCCAGCAATGATTGATAAGTTTGTTAAAGCAAAGGAAACAGGAGAGTCTGTTACATTGTTTGGAGATGGGTCTCCGACAAGAGAGTTTCTGTATGTTGATGACTTAGCAGAAGCGTGTATTTTCTTGATGAATACATACGATAGCCCAGAGCATATCAACATCGGCTCCTCCGAAGAATACACAATCCTTGAATTGGCAAATCTAATTGCAGACAAGGTTGGATTTACTGGTGACATTATTTGGGACACAGAAAAGCCAAATGGTACACCAAAACGTAAATTAGATATATCTAGACTGGAGTCTTTGGGTTGGAAATCTAGCATTGCCTTAGATGAAGGCTTGACAAGGACTGTTGACTGGTATCTAGAGACTGGTGGCAAACGTAATGCGTAATTGGAAACTGATGGAACAGACTATCACAAAACTTGATAGATTAAAGTTGGCATCATTTGTTCTGACCGCAGACCAATTTACCAATGGTAAAAAGGTTAAAGAGTTTGAGAAGCAATGGAGTGAGTGGCTTGGATGTAAGTATTCTCTTTTTGTTTCTTCTGGTAGCACCGCAAATTTTTTGCTTGTTGCTGCTATTAAAGAAAAATATAATCTAAAAAACGGTGATAAAGTTGTTGTTCCAGCATGTACTTGGGTAACTAACGTTGCACCAATTATCCAGTTGGGCTTAGAGCCAATCTTTTGTGATATCAATATGGATAACTACAGTTTTGATATAGACAACCTTAAAAAGATAAAAAAGCAACATCCAGATGTAAAGATGATTTTTGTTACACACCTACTTGGGTTTACTGCAGACAATAAAGTTTACAGTGATATTTTTCCAGAGGCACTAATCATTGATGATGTCTGTGAATCTCATGGATGTAGGGATGCTGATGGCTACAAGGTAGGTGCAAACAGCCTTGGGGCTACTTTTAGTTTTTATTTTGGACATCATATGACCACCATTGAGGGCGGTATGGTATCGACCAATGATGCAGAACTATACGACCTAATGAAAATGAAACGTAGTCATGGAATGGCTAGGGAGTCTATTAATTCTGATAAATATGCGGAACAATATCCAGACATTCAACGTTCATTCTTGTTTATTACAGATGGGTACAATTTTAGAAACCATGAAATTTGTGCGGTATTGGGGCTTGAACAACTAAAAAGATTAGACGCTATGATTGATAAACGTAGAGAAAACTACAATGCTTTTATCGAACTAATTAAGCAATACGATGACTTATTCTATATTTCAGGAGATAATCCAGGAAACAGTAGTTTTTGTTTTCCAATTATAGCAAAAACAAAAGAAACCTATGATAAATTTGTGGTGCTGCTTAAAGAGCATAATATAGAATATAGACCAGTAGTTGGCGGAAATTTGCTGAGACATCCATTCTTAAAAGGATATAGGTTAAATAAGAAAAACTCTAATGCAGATATTATTAATGACAATGGAGTGTATTTAGGAAATAGTCATTTTGTTAATAATAAACAAATTAAATTACTTGGAAAAATATTAAAGGAATTATAGTGCCAATTTCATTCAATAGTTTAGGAAACTATGGAAGATTAGGAAACCAGATGTTTCAATACGCAGCCCTAAAAGGTATTGCTAATAAAATAAACACTAATTATATTATTCCAGAGTCAAACAATGAAATGTCTTCTCAACAATTAACAGATATTTTTTTATTAAATAATAATGTTGGATATGGAATAACAAACTATAAACAGGTGCAAGAACTTGATTTTAAATATGATAATTTATTTATACAAACAATAACGGATAATACTGATATAAAAGGATATTTTCAATCTGAGAAATATTTTAAACATATTGAGCAAGACATTAAAAATGATTTTACATTTAAACAAACATATTCCATTCCAGACAAAAAATATGTTTCAATACATGTTAGACGCGGAGACTATTTATTGTTGCAAAATTATCATCCAACATGCTCTATAGATTATTATAAAAATGCTATGACTCTATTTCCAAATCATAACTTTCTAGTTATTTCTGATGATATTAATTGGTGCAAAAATCAAGAAATTTTTGCTAATTGTGAGTTTTGGGAAGGTAAAAACATTGCTCACGACCTATATGTTATGACAAAAGCAGAACACAATATTATTGCAAATAGTAGTTTTAGTTGGTGGGGTGCTTGGTTAAATCAAAATGCAGATAGGATTGTTGTGGCACCAAAACAATGGTTTGGTAATGCAATTCAAAACGATACAAAAGACCTGTATTGTTTTGGCTGGATAATTCTATGATATAATTAAAATATCTTAATAATATTTAAAATAAGGGAGATAATGAAGTGAAAAAAAAATTTGTAATATGGGGACATCCATTACACACACACACCCATTCATATATTCATAATGGATACTATAAAGCACTAAATGCTTTGGGATATGATGTAGTTTGGTTAGAAGATAACGAAGAAAATTCTAATGGAGATTTTGAAAATTGCATCTTTATTACAGAAAAACAAGTAATGAGATTTATGCCTGTTACAAATTCATCAGTTTATTTAGTTCATAATCTTTATGGTCACGATGTTTTCAGTTCAGATTTTAATAGATTTGCTGGATTACCAGCAAATTTTTATAATTTTTTAGTTTACCATGAAAACTACGACTGGAATGATGAAGTAGAAAAGATTAGTGACACATTATGGTGGCATCAAAAAAATAAAACTTTTGTAACAATGTGGGCAACTGACCTACTACCATATGAAATAGACCTTCTAGAACCAGTTTTATATGATGCAAATAGAGAAAACATTAATTTTGTTGGAAGTATCCAAGGAACAAATATTCAAGATTTTGCAAAAATATCTGAAAACAATGGAAAGAAATTTCAACATTTTGGTGGCTATGGAAGATTAGAACACACAGTACTCGATGAAGAAAACTATACATCACATTTTTATAATGAAAACTCTGCTATTAATGTAATTAGAAATTCTTATATTTCTTTTGACATAAGAGAAGGTGGTCATCAAACTAATGGATATAATTCTTGTAGATTATTTAAAAATTTAAGTTATGGAATGCCAACTGGAACAAATGCGGTAAAAAGTAAAATATTGTTTGGCGACCACATAGTTGCAAATGAAAACTTAAATGACTTATATATTGAGATAGAGGAGTTCTATAAAAATTCTACTTATGACTCTATTAAAAATTCTATGAACTTTATAAAAGAAAATCATACTTATATAAATAGAGTAAAAGATATACTTTATATTTTAGAAAGAGTATAGTAATGCAAAATAAAAAAATTTGTATTATAAACATTGCAACCAACAAATATATTAAATTTATAGAACCTCTTTGGGAATCTATTAATAATAATTTTTTAAAAGATTGTGTGGTAGAATCTTTATTATTTACAAACCATGACATAAAACCAATTACTAAAAATGGAAAAGTTTCTAAAATTGAGCATGAACCATTTCCTACACCAACATTAATGAGATATCATTATATTAATAGCGAATCGGATTATTTAAAACAATTTGATTATTGTTTTTACTTAGATGCAGATATGCTTATTGAAAGTAAAGTTGGTGAGGAGATTTTAGGAGATTTAGTAGCAATTATTCATCCAGGATTTTTTAACAAAAGCCCCAATGAATTTACTTATGAAAGAAATGAGGCTTCTTTAGCATATATTCCTATCGATAATGGGAATAAGTATTATGCTGGAGGTTTTAATGGTGGTACACCAGAACAATTTTTAAAAATGTCTGAAACTATTTTAAAAAACATTGACATAGATAAAAAGAATGATATAATTGCTATATGGCATGATGAAAGTCATCTTAATCGTTATTTGTTGGATAATCCACCAACACTAGAACTTAATCCAGACTATTGTTATCCAGAAAGTTGGAACATTCCATTTGAAAGAAAAATATTGGCACTAGATAAAAATCACGAGGAGGTAAGGTCTTTATGAAAAAAAATATTATATGGGGGCAGCCATATTTAAATTTAAAAAAAGATTATTCAAATGCAACGGAACAAAAGATTAGGTTAGCAATGAATTACATAAAAGAAAATCATACTTATATAAATAGAGTTAAATCTTTATTTATTGTTTTAGGAGAAAATAATGAAAATTAATTTTATAACAACGGTAGTAAATAGACCCAAATTTGTTGAAATACAATATTTATTATTTAAAAAATATTGCACTATAGATTTTGATTTTTATGTTATAGATGATTCACATAATAATAATTTGTCAATTGAATTTTACGATATTTGTAATAAATACAATATTAATTATATCAAAAAAGAAAGTGTTAATCAAAAATTTACTAATCCAGGAATGAATAATAATCCAAATGATGACTGTGCCCATGCTGTGCAATGGACATACGACAATATTATTTTTAAAAATATGAAAGATGATTACGTTTTATTTTTAGATTCGGATATGTTTTTGATTGATTATTTTAATCCGATAGAATACCTAGAAGATTATGTTATGTGTGGATTAGAACAAATTAGGGAAACAGAAAATAAAAATAAATTAGTTGATTATATTTGGAATGGCATAATGTTTTTTAATATGAAAAAAATGTTAGAAATTAATGATTATCCAGATTTTTGGTGTGGAACAGTTTATGATATTCCTGTAGACGTTGGTGGGCAGTTGCACTTTTTCATTAAAAATAATAATTTAAATTGGAAAAAAACTGACGTTTTGTATCCAGAAAAAATATTTAATTATGATGTAAAAGATATAATTGCTAATTTTGAATTTCATTGCAATAAAAAATTCTTGCATTTTCATGCTGGAACAAATTGGCATTTAGATTGGAAAAATAAAAAAGATTTAGATTTTAAAAAAGCAGAAGTTTTTGAAAAAATAATTAATCAATATTTAGGGCATAATGAAAATTAATTTATTAGATATTCCAGTATATTATATTTCTTTAGAAGACCAATATGAAACACATACAAGAATGAACAATATGTTAACTGAACTTGGTTTTAAAAATATTATAAAGTTTATTGTTCAAAAACATCCAAGTGGCAAAATTGTTGGTTGTGCAGACTCTCATGCTCAAATATTTGAAATGAATCCTGAGACTCCTTTCATTATTTTAGAGGATGATTGTTTTTTGAATACAAACTTTGTAGCAGAAATAGACATACCAGACGATGCTGATGCTCTATATTTGGGAGTTTCAAGATGGGCACGGTATTGCAATCTTTCTGGAGACTATCTTCATGCAAAACAAAAAGATAAGAACCTGTATCAGGTCTATAATATGCTGGCTACTCACGCTATCCTATACATCAATAAGGAATATATAAGTAATTGTAAAAGAATAGCAAGATGGTCTGCAAACAAAAATCAACATTTAGATATTGGTTTTGCCGAAAGCCATAAATTCTATAATGTTTATTCATTTGATAAACCATTGTTTTATCAAGAAAGTAGCAGAGAGATTACTAATAAAAACATTAGTAGTTTTAATGGTCATAATGATGCTGCATATCATGGAATTAATGTTTTTTTAAATCAGATGACTGGGTTTTTTCCGCTACCTTTGATGTGATATACTTAAAATATAGAGAAAGAATAAGTTATGAAAATTGGGTTAATTATTCCATGGAGAGAGCAACCATCTAGGATAAAAGCCTTTAAAAAGGTCTGTGAGTGGTACCAGGACAACCTTCCAGAAGCAAAAGTCTATCTTGTAGATAATGGCAATGAAACCTGGGAAATGTCTGCAACAAGAAATCTGGGGGTACGTTTAGCAGAACAAGACAACTGCGATGTTATTATAATCAATGATGCAGATACAATTCCACAGATAGGTCCGTTGAGAGAGGCTATTAATGATGCTTTTAAAGACAATATGATTCATAATCCTTATACTATTTATACCCTTTTTGATAAATCTGAAACTGAATTACATTTAGAAAAAGGTGTTCCTTTAAATAAATTAAAATGTAGTGTTTTTGCAGATGTTGCCTGTTCTGGAACAATAGTTTTTACACCAAAGGCTTGGTGGGATTTAGGGGGTAATGATGAGAAGTTTATTAAATGGGGATACGAAGATACAGCACAAAATTTAGTTCATTTTGTTATTCATGGAACTAAAATTGTTAAACATACTGGAACTGTGTTTGCCTTTTCACATGAAGTCCAGGATAGGTTAGAAAAACCTAGTGAGCAGTTGCTTAAGAATAGAAGTCTTTATAAAAGATATCTTGCTGTTTCAAAGGGTATGAATCCTAAAGAAAATATATTAGCATTAGTGAAATCAAAAGAATGATAAATAGTAGTTATACTTATACTATGAAGTGTTCGGTATGCGAGGAACAGTTAGTTCCCATTGTTTATGGATTCCCCACTTATGAGCAGATAATGTCTGCCAAAGAAGACAAGATTGTCTTAGGCGGATTGCCTAGACCTCTTGCTCCAACTCATTTTTGTATTCCTTGTCAGGAAGAGTATCGTCTGGATGGGGACACTCACACACCCAAGTTTTCTCATAATAACTAATAATTTTTTTACAGTTCCAGTGATGTCCTGTCATGCAGAAACCACACTTACGCAAGTTGATGCTCTACTATGTTTGACAATTTAATTAGGTATCCTTTAGATGGGTTTGGCTCAATCTTACATTCAATTGGTCTACCACTTTTTTCTACAACAGCCTTCAAATCTTCGGTGGTAGTGATAACAACCATATTCTCAAGAACAAATGCATAATGAGTAGCCTTGGATACACTAAGACCAGATGGTTTCCAAGACTGAGAAGCATTATACCAACACTCAGTTTCTATGTATAGGTTGCCTGTTTCTTTCCAACGTTTATCACGCTTAACCTCTACTGTCTCAATAGAGAGGATATTGGCTACTGTTGCTTCGCCTTGCTGACCAAACTTTAGGTCAATATCAAAATCACTATTTGCTGGCATATTAAGCCTTAATTAGTTTACGTTTGATTGGGTCAAACTTTAGTGGATGCTTCTTAGAAGCCTTACCGTTTTGTCTGTTGCTGTTTCTTGCACCTTTTGCTTTAGCCATCAGATGTCCTCCTTAACCATTAGCACACCTGTCATCATAGCAGTAAAAATTGCAGCAGAAGTTTCCAGTATAGCAACAGTGAGTGAATTAAATCCTATTGCACTGAACAGAATAAGCAACGGTAGTTGTGAACTAAGCCATAGCAATCCCCATGTAATAATAAATGTTAATCTTTGTCTAGCCATTAGAACCAACCTTTTCCTTCTTCATCTAAATCTTGCAATGTTTTAATTAATTTATCAGTCTTTCTAACACCATATCCCATCTGGATAATGTCAAGACCAGACACCTCTACCTCATCACCATCGTCTAATTTAACGACATAGGTGCGGTCAGGGTCAATGATAAATCGTATTTTATGTGGCATACTTAATTGTAGCATAAGTTCGGTCGAAAATAAAGAGGCAAAATACGCTTGACAAGCAAGCGATTATCCTGTACAATTAATGTATAAGGTCCATTAAACGATAGGAACGTATGCAAACCTTTTTACCATTTAAGCAGTTCGATAAGTCTGCACAAGCCCTAGATAATAAGAGATTAAATAAGCAAGTATTAGAGTGTTACCAGATTCTTAAGGTGTTGTCTAATGATGACCCACATGCTGCTTGGCGTAATCATCCTGCTGTTAAGATGTGGCGTAACCATGAGGGACAGTTATGGCTGTACACTATGGCTATGGTTAAAGAAGCAGATATCCGTGGCATTAAGACTGATAAGAACGTTAGCAATCTTAATGAACTTAAGGCTGTGGCTGGGGATAGTTGGGGGTATTCAATTACTCCGTGGTCTAAAGACCCTTTCGTAATGTCTAGACTAACTACTAGCCATAAGGCTAACCTGTATACTAAAGACCCTGTGTATTATTTTGAGTTCTTTAGTGCTTTGGCTACATCTAATCCTTGTTGTCCTGAGCGTAAAGAACCTTGTAAGTACTACTGGGTTGCACATGACACACAGTTTAAGGTGGCTGCATAATGAATATTCTTGTTACTGGTGCGGCTGGGTATGTTGGTTCTCATATTGTTAGGTTGTTGGAAGACACGGAGCATAAGGTAATACTAACTGATTATAGGTTGGACGGTATTGATTTAGCCAATGACTATTTAGATTTAAAATCATTGTTTATGAATAATGATATAGATGTTGTTATCCATACTGCCGCTAAAAAGGCGGTAGGTGAATCTGTAGACAATCCAGAGTACTATTATGAACAAAACATACAAGGTATGAATAACCTATTGAAAGTTATGAAAGAATATAATGTTAAGAAGATTATTTTTTCATCTTCTGCTGCTGTCTATGGTGTGCAGGGTTCTGGTATAATTAAAGAAGATAGTGTTTGTGAGCCTATCAATCCTTATGGGGAGACAAAACTTATTAATGAGTGGATGCTATCTAATGGTGCTTCTTGGGGATTACAGGCGATTAGTCTGAGATTCTTTAATGTTGCTGGGGCAGGTTGGGAAGACCTAAAAGATACTGGTAATGCTAACTTAATTCCTATTATAGAATCTAATTTGGCTAATGGTGTTGCTACAAAGGTTTTTGGCACAGATTATGACACGCCTGATGGTTCTTGTGTTAGGGATTATGTTCATGTTTTAGATGTTGCTAATGCACATCTGTTGGCTTTGGATGGCTTTAAAAATGGTCATCAAGTCTTTAATGTGGGTACAGGTAAAGGCTATAGCGTTCTAGAGATATTAAATGCTTTAAACGCAGATTATGAGGTTGTCCCAAGAAGACTTGGAGACCCATCTAGTTTGTTTGCAGATGTAGGTAAGATTAAGGATACTTTGGGGTGGGAGTCTAAATACACTCTCGAAGATATATTGAACGTAGGAAAGATAAATGAAACTATTAAAGATATTTAAGTGGCGATTACGCCTTGTTCAGCAAGGATATGACCTTGGCTGGGAGCATGGCTATGAAGCAGGTATGATTGAGCAGAAGAACCAGATTGTGGATAAGGTTGATAAGTTTGTCAAAGATGTTGATTGGCTTAAAGAAGAACCTTATACTCGTAAAGATATTGTTGAAGCAATCAAGAACCATGAACCAGAGAAGGAGTTAGTGGGATGGGCAGACTAAAAGATATAGATTCAGAGATGCATGAGTTACCTGATTCAGTTAAAGAGACTCAGGAACAATTGGATAGCACTAAGAAGATGAGGGCATTTGTTATTGGCTTTGAGATAGGTCAGGAAGCAGAGAGAGACCATATCGTTAAACTGTTAAGCAGGATAGCAGATGAGTATCTTGAAGACAAGATGCTACTTGCCTCATCAATTATTCATAACGCTATTGCTTCTATCAAAAATTCGGGGGAATAAAAGAAGCCTTCATAATCCCTAGTATAAAATACACCTAGTAGAAAGAATAACCTATGAAAAGAATACACACCTATAGACATCAAGTACTTGGTAAAGGACCTATCAGACAATCTCCTATCAAGATAAGAATATGGTTTTGGGGATTTGCTTTAGGCTATCTCACAAACAAACACATGGGTGGATTAGTCTTGACAGCCAAGAAAACACCACATCCAACAAGACCAATTGCTGATAGTTATACACAGAAATACCCTCGAAAAACACATAAAAAATAAAGTTATTGGCTACGCCATAGTTGATTTTATCAACATATCCACAGGGTTATACACATAGTTATCCACAGATAAATCTTACTGTATATCTTTGATAGCATAGTGGAGGGAAATGGAGAGATGTGGTATGGGTAATTGTACATCATATATCTTAAACTTAATAAACATCCACAAATCCCCTAGCCCCATATCCCCAAATACCCCTATCATATTTATGCCAATTTGTCAAGTGTTTTTATCAAATTGTTATAAAAAACATATCAAATATTAAATAAATAGATATAAAAATATCATATTTTGGGGAAAATAAATAGCCCTTCGTAATGTCCTGTGTTATATATTATACTAGGGATATCAGAGACATTCTCCTCTACCCTGGCTCTGCCAGCCCCTTCGGGGTATATAAAAGATAAGCCTTATCCCTAGTATAGTAAATACATATACCTCTTGACAAATAGGGGAAAGTATGCTATGTTCGTAATGTCTGTTTATTCTAATTTGTATAATGTAACCTAAAAGTTACAAAACAAAATGTAACCTAAAAGTTACAAAACAAAATGTAACCTAAAAGTTACATATTTTGGGGAAAAATATTATACCATCGTAATACCTTTTTGTCAATAGTTGGATTATAACAATTTGGTAACTTTGGTCGGCACAAGATAGCCCCCATGTCAATAGGGGCATCCTGTTATTCTTCTTCTGGTAAGTCTAGTAAAGCATTTAGACTATCAAAGCCAGTGTCTTCCTGCTCTAGCCCAGATAGCAATAAAGCAAATGTTTCTTCAATAAACTTATTTGTGTTCTCATTTGCTACAACAATCTCGTTGTCTAAGGCATAAGCCAAAGGCAATCCTAAATCGTTGTATTCAAAAAAGTCTGCGAATGTTTCGTCATTGCTGTATGTAATCCATAGGTCAGCAAGTATCTCTACTTTTTTACTGAATGTTGTTTCTGCCATTTTGCTTTTCTCTTTCTTCTTCTGCTGTTTCACTGATGATTGTAAATCTATTATACAAGACACCCCTGACATTGTAGGCTATGTAATACCCCACCATTTCTAAATCTAGTGTGATGTCTGCTAATTTATCTAGGATTATCTTTGCTAACTTTTCTTCTTTCGTGATTATTCGTCTACGCATTATTTCTCTATTCTCTTATGCTCTATTATACCAAAAATTGTGGGGAAGCACAAGTAGCAATTTACCTATGCTTCCCCTGGTTGACCAGACACAGAAACCCCTAACTGCTCTAGTCGTTAGTAGGGAGTGTTCTCAACCCACTAAGTTATGTAAGTCACTAATAGTCTTAACATTGTGTAGGCTATCTTGTGATTCGATGTTTATGCTGTAAGGGTCAGGTAGGTCGTTCAGCCAGTCGTTGATGTCCTTGCTAATCTCCAGAGCGTATAGTTCGTCCCTAAAGTCCCACCAGTCCATACCGTATTCTAGTTCCTTACGATGCTCACGAATCATTGCAGTCTCCACTACCCCACATTCATACAGGATGCCTGTGTATACCTTGACTACATTGTCTTCATCTAATACATATATAGCAGGATTAAGAGTGATTGTATCTGACCACTGATTGATGCCATGCTCATCATGTCCTAAATCTCTAAACCAAACATTTATATCCCAATACTTTGTCATACTATTCGTTGCTCCAGTTCTTCTAGTGTAGGTCCCTTGAATCTATCAGTATACCGCATCTGCTTCGAAATGTCAAGCACATACTCAATAGCAGACTGCCATCCAGTTTCCCATGCTTTTTCTAATAGTTCATCTATGTTAGTATTATCTTCCATTAGTCCATGCTCCATTCTGTATATACACCATCGCCACCACATTCAGGGCAGTCGGGGTTACCTTCGCCTTCGTCATCCATACATTCGCACTCAACGAACTTGCACACAGTTACGAAAGGGTCTTCGTCATCTGTCCACGGTATCTCAGTGATGTAGTATTGAATACGATTAGCCAGATGATATCCAGCCACAATGTAAACACCTTCGTCACCATCTAACTCAGTCCATACGGTAGAGTGTGGCTGTAAACAAACATAGTCTAGTTCTTCACCATAGGTCTCAAAGGCATAGCCATCGTTAGTTATCTTGTTCTTGATAGGTCTATACTTTGTACGCCATTCGCTTTCAGTTATCTCATTCATCGTCTACCACCGTTGCTAGTAGAAGTTGGTTTATATAACTATACACATCATCTGCCATAGGGTGTGGTATGTTGCCAACCATATCCATAATCTCATAGAGTTCATCTACAAGGCTTTCAGGTTTTGCTAGTATTTTTATCATAGGGTTTCTTTCTCTTAGAAGTGGAAATCTACTGGTACTAAACAGTATACACTACGATACTGCTTGTTGTCAATACCCAGTTTTTTTCTTAGGTAGGAAGTCTTTACTGTGCAGTCGCTAGTGTCAAAGAACCCACTGTCGTAGTTCCAGTAGCCACGCATAATCTTCAATGCACTTGACAGGCTAGGAATGTTAGATTCGTAAATCTCACCAAAATCAAGGGTATCTCCATTAGAATACTTAGTCATAATGGTATTGATAGTAGGGAAGTCAAACTCAGCAAAGTATTTGTTGAACTCATCTAACTGTTGCTTATCTACATTATCTAATGCTTCTAAGAATGAACAGGCATTGTCATCATTGTAGATAAGGACAGGAACATCTTCCCACCTGCCACCAACTGCATGCCAGTCAGACCAGCCACCAATGAAGCCATTGCCATCTGATTCGTGAAGCAGCCATTCACCTACTTCTTCCTTTGCTATGGCTGTAATTTCTTCGTCTGTATATTCTTCATCTAATTCAAGTTCTAATTCTGTTGCTAGGTATTGCATAGTATGCATGGGTTTACTCTTTCTCTAGGTTATATATCTATGATACAGGATAGGGTTCGTAAATACAAGCATTTCGGGGAAAAAGTTATCACTTCGTAATCATTAGGCATGTCTAATAAAATTATTATGTAAAGTTGTCGGCACAAAACCAGGGCAGTCAGATTGCTCCAACCACCCTGGTCCCCTATTATCCCTATATGTCAGCCAAAACTGCTTTAGCATGTGAAACAAAGTTATCAAACTCTTCGTCTCGTGTTAGTCTCATCTCTATTAGTTTCAATACTTCTAGAGTAGGCATTTGATTTATACTCCTGACTTTTTTGAAGCCATCAATCATAGACAGGACGATTTCTTTATCAGTCATCTCAGACATTATGGAACTCCACACTAATCATATCTGTCAGGTCATTATACTTGACAGAATTATAAATGATTTCTGCTAATTTTTTGATTGCTGAACGCTCTAGTTCTTCGTCAGTTCTCTTCAAATCTTCGTAGTCTTCTTCGGTTCCGTCTTCAGTATCAAAGTCTTCTACTTCACTGATAAAGATGTTATCTTTATTGACATCAATCATGTATGTAATTGTTGCTGAAACCATTCTCTTAGTTTCGTAGTGTTCGTCAGTTAGTTCAAGCATACTTCTTCTCCTGCTTCTCCCAGTATTCATCCTGAGCAATCATACTATCCAAATCGCTAATGCGACCTTCAATACAAGCAATAGCAAATCTGCTCAATGCTTTAGTGTGTAGTTCGTGTTCTAGCATTGCTAGTTCTTCTCTGTGTTGCTCCAACATAGTTTTTTCCAAGTCTTCTTCTTTCTCTTTATACATAGTTAGATAAATGTTTGCTTGTTCTGCTTCCCATTCATCGTGGGTAGGGCAGTAATCTTGATTACCTTCGCAAATGCGACAGAATGAGTGGCAGTCAAAACCGCCATCGTGGACAGGGCATTCAACCTTATCGCATTCACACTCACTCATCTTCTTCGTCTTCTTCTTCGTCTTCTTCCAGTTCTTCTACTCTAATGTCTTCAACGCTGTCGTATTCAAGGGTAGCGTTATCGCCATAGTAAGAGTGCCAAGCCATTTCTTCCGCTTGTTCTTCGCTATCTGCGACAATCTCTCCACAGTAGTTTACTTGGATTTCTACATAGTATTTTGGCATTTGTTATCTTTCTCTTAGGGTTGTTATGTATTTATTATAGGGGATACCACTGACATTAGAACATCTGTGATGCTTGCTCTAACATCTCATCTTCTAGGATTTGATGATTATACTTGATAAGGCTATCAGTCTTCTCATTGTAGATACCCCTAATCATCTTTAGGAATGACTGGAACTCTGGACCACTGGTATCGTGCCAACCACGCTGGGCACTGTCCCATAGTTGCTTCTCTAGGCTTTCCAATCCCCACACGATAAACTGTAATCTTTGGTAAGATTGTAGGTCGCTTGCGTCAGGGTAGATGTAAGGGGCATTGTCTTCATCATAAACAGGGGTAAGGATAATAGTTTCGTTTTCATTCATAAGTCAATTATACAGATGTAGCACAGGATAGTCAATAGATTTGGGGAAAGCGTTACCCTTTCGTAATCGAAATAAATGATTAACTAGTTAGAAATTGCCGACCCAAATTCCCCACTTTTGTCAAGTAGGAAATGGTGAGCAGTTTGAAATCTTGCTCAGGATTGTTTTGCTATACGGAAGCCAAGACCAAGTTCATTAGTCTATTCTTCTCAGCGTTGATTACAGGGTCAAAGCCAGAAGCAGAAGCGTAAATACTTTCGTTGTTAGTTCCACGAGCATTACGATACCAGTCTAGGCGTTCTGTTAGAGCATTCAAAGCACCCCAAGCAGTTCCAGAGATAGTGTTATTGTAATCGCCAACATAGATAGATTGAATTAGGTCAATCTTGTCTGTCCACTTTTTCATAGAACCCTTGCTGTCCTTAGTTGGCATAGGGTAAGCCTTGAGAACAATCTCATCAAACTTAGCCTGAGTGATTTCTTTGCTAATCATTTCCTTAGCAAGTAAATCAAACTCGTCTAGGTAGTGATTAGCCAAGCCCAACGCTTCACGAGCAACAGCAATTTTACCTTCTGCTGTTTGTGTGTGTCTAATCTTGAATGACTGCTTCAAACCCTTTTTACCTTTTAGAGAAGATAGAGCAAGGTTTAGAGTGTTAGCACATACAACACGAACAGGAGTGATAGAAGCCTGAATTGCGATAGAACCATCGTGAGATGTGTTTAGCAATAGATAAGACTTGACAACATCAGACACGCCATTAGGGTCAAGAACAGTCTCACGCTCTAAAGCGATTGAACCAAAAACTTGTCTGCCACCCTTGATTGAACCAGCAGTTTCCCAACGCCCACCACCATCAAGCAGATTATCGCCAAACGAGAACAAGTCTTCATTCTGTAATGGAACATAACGCTCACCAACGACACCAAGAATGTCTGTCTGCTCTGCGTTGAATGGATTGGTGCGAGATACGAACGAGTAGTTTCTGTCGCTAGTGAAACCAGCAGGAACAGCAACATCTTCAAGTCTGACATTCCAGTTGTCTAGGCTTGCGAGTGATAGCATTTCTGCGGTAGATACTTCTTCCTGAAACACAGTTCCAAGATTGTGCCAAGCAGGTTGGCGGAGTGAAGCAAAACTAGCCTGACCAGTTGCTTCGTTGATTTCTAATTCGTGAGCCATAGGGACTACACCTTTCATTGTTGGATTTGTTTGATACTCAATTGTCTCACGATTTGGGGGAAATGTCAAGTGTTTCGTAAACTAATTTTACATTAGTTATCATTTCGTTACTTTTGCGGTCGGCACAAAAAATCCCCCTGCTAATTTTACCTATCTAATTAGGATAGTCAATCTTCACAGGGGGATTGTAAGCAGTTTAGACACTTGCTTAGGTGTTTACTTTTACAGCAAATCCAAAACGGAGTTGTATGTGCTGGAAGTAATGGTTTCTTGGTCAGTTAGTTTTAGAAGTTTTAGGGTCTTCTCCAACTGCTCTTTGTTTTGTCTGTTCTGCCAAGTGTCAGGGTCGCTAGGCTTCTCTGGCTTTGTGCCAATCTTAGCAACGATTTCCTTACCAACTGCGATAGAAACAGAACCACGATAATCGCTGTTGATAGAGATGTTGTCTTCCTGATTGCCATAGTCGCTATAATCAACAATAGACTTTTTGTTTTTGCTAACCAAGTCAATTAGGTCTGCTGTGAAAGAAACAATCTGCTTCTTGTATGCTGATAGCAACTTTGGATACTCTACTTCTGCCTTAGCAATTTCTGCTAACTTGGTTTCAACCATTTCAACTACTACTGATGTTGGGATTTTTACGGATACGGAACGAGCCATAATGTTTTGCTACTTTCTATTTGTGGGTTTATGTATAGTTCAATTATACAGGATTTAGGGAAATTTGTAAATGGGCAGTTTAGACATTTGCCCAGATGTTATAGTTCTGTTATGAACTACTTGGCAGTTGTCCAGCGTGACTGACCAGCAACATCAAGTTTGATACGGAACGAGCCGTTTGCGTTCTTGATTACTTCCTGAACAGTGCCAACAACGCCAGACTTCTGGGTTGCGAACTGTGAGCCAACAGTTGGAACGGAAAATGTGTTTCCCATTTTTGCTTCTTTCTACTTGTAGTGTTTTACAACTTTTGTTGTAATACAAGTATAAGGGATAATCGTGGGAAAGTCAAGGGTATTCGTAAAAGATTTCGTAAGCGTTATCATTCTGTTATTTTTGGGGTCGGCAAAAACTAGAGCCTAAGCCCCAGCCTTATCCCATTCATACGCTTCGATAAAGTTCTTAGCAGTAAGCCAAGCACGATACATAAGTTCGTCTTCCTGACCTGTCAAGTCCCAACGCAATAGTCTTCCTATTGTGTGTGAGTTTCTTTCTTCTAAGTCTGCTAATACTATTTCGTATGCTTTTTCTAGTTCCATTAGTACCCTGCTTCTTCTAGGATTTTTAGCAAGGCTTCTGCTTGCTCATCTGTTAGTTTTGCTATTGCTTCTTCGTTGATTACATTATCAAAGTTTATCATTAGGGCTTCCTTTCGTTAGAGTTCTATTATACTTGCTACCACTGACATTAGATTTGTATTCTTTTGAAATCGTTTATCCATTCTTCACATACAGCACAGGCAAACTCCATACCCTGCTCTTCTTCAAACTCGTGGTCGTTATCAGCAAACCATTGAACATAGTCAGGTCTAAGC